CTCGTGAGTGAGTGTGTGCAATGAGTGTGCGTCCTTAATATGAGTGTGATATAGGATGAGTGTGAAATTACATACAAGGGTATCATTAGATACCCTGCTATGTTATACTAAGGTGTATAGGTTAGTTATTTAATATAGATTCATTTACTTTTTTCTCACGTGCACCATGTGCAAGGAACGCCACCACCTGAGATCTATTGCTATGACTACATAGCTGGCATGTAGCGCATGTTACATGATCGTGTAGCTGCGCTGGGCATACGGTCACCTGATGACCGGCAGGCGTGTGTGTTGGTGCCTGCTTACTGGAATCAACAACACATACTGCTGGTAGTCCCTGAGCAATTGCATCATCTGCCTGCGTGAGGGATTCACAACTTGCATTGATTGTAAACCCGTTCTTATTTGCATACTTGAGAGCCTCCTTGTTGTGAGTATTTAACTTATGATGTGAGTAAGTATATCCCTTGGCATCACTAGCTTTGTTGGCGTCTACCAATTGCTTAAGCAATGCGAGGTTAATTAACTCTTGACCATCCGGAGCGGTGACATATGGCAAGTCACCCGATACATTATGTCTCCATAATTGCCCGGCATTTAGTTGAGATACAAAAGCGGCGAGGTCATCCCAACTGCCACCGCGCTTACCCTCTGAGACCTTGCGCCAGTGCCAGCTTTGAGGGCCGGTCTTGGCGTAGCAACCATCCCACATCGGGCAAGTGGTGGGACAGGTCCCCTGTTCACTGGTGGTGACAGGGATCTTGCCTACCTTGGCGTTACTTGAACGCTTTGTGATGTGAACTCTAGTCATGACTAGGCAACCTGTAAGGTTGATAACTCTCTAGGTAGAGAGTGCCTGTCATAACTACAACCTATACGGTTGTAAGTCATCGCCCCAGTTGCTGGGCGATATCTATTCTCTTGAATAGCATTCTTAAAGAGGTATTGACCCCAAAAACCTAGTGATTTGTTGGGATCTATTAGCAAAGCTAATAGTCTGCGTCTTGATACATTTTTATAAATGTACTCGACACCAGATTCTTTGAATCTGACTATGACACGTCCCTGTAATAGGTTAACCGCGGCAAAGTCTAGACAGTCACTGAATCTAGGCTTAATAATTGTGTACTGATTGAACATAAAATTCTCCGATAAATTAAAATGTTGTCCAAAGGACAAGTGATAGCAAGGGATGTGCGCCCTTGATGAGGTGTACTTACTCACGCTACTTGCCTATCTGAGTATCGTAGATACTAAGGTGTATCGATTAGCATTTATGCACTACGTGCCGGATGTCCTCGGCTGTGTATTCGCTCTGGTCCCGAGTCGGGGGTAGACCTTCGGTGGGGCTGCCTAGGATCTTCCGGACCTGTCGGCTGCTGTGCTGCTCAGTGATGTCGAGCAGTCCCCAGAGTTTGTTTTTGGTGGAGAGTAAGTTGTTGTTTAGTTTATTTATCTCTCTCTCACCCTAAAGGGAGAGAGATCAATAAACAAACATAAAACAACTAATCTCTTTCTCAGCATACCAAGGTGTATCGGTTAGTGCTGCATCAAATGATACAACACCACGTTCAACCCTGTCACTGACTGGATAAATTGGTTGTTGGTCGATGGGCGACAGATCGCATGAGAGCTACGCGTACAACTAAATCGCGCGCGGGTGCACATGCCTGCGTTAATTGATCGCGTGTGCGCCTGCGTTAATTGATTCACGCGCGATATTTGTTTCACATCCCTTGCTATGACTGGGAGTTCACCGGATCATAGATCCGCCGAGGTGATTTTCCGACCCCCCTTGGGGGTATTTGCGTCCCGGGATAGTCGTATATCAGACCTCAGACATTTCTGTCATTTTTCATCGGGGAAATACCCAATGGTATAACCATTTCCGTCTTCGCACTCTTCTACCACTGCTTTATAGACAGTATCAGGATGTTCAGTCATATATGTCTCTATAGCTGTATCTACAGTCTGTTTAGCTTTCAAATCTATATATCTGTTCTCTAAACCAATCAACATACCCAGTATTAAGAAGTTGAGTGGAGGGAAAGGAGTCTTCAGACTCTTATATAACTCTTTAAACGTAATAATCTTTAGTTTATGTTCCATATAGTTAAAGGCAGTGGAGAGTAGTGTTTTATAGGAATATCATTCACGGATATTTATTAAAAGGGGACGGTAGTTTTAGTACCTGTCCCCTTACAGAGGTCCACCCTTCCCCTGTATAGATAGGGGTACCCCCCTAACTCCAGTGAGGGACTGAGTTTCCGTCTGATAGACCTCTAGCTTTTTGTCTTTGTTCTTTATCCATCCCCAAAACCAAGTGATTGGTTGCCATCTGGGGGTCTTCTATGAACGCACGGAGAGTGTCTTCCCACTCTTCTGCCTTTCTTAGGTTGATCTGTGCCTGTGCTGAAATTGATAGTGCATCAGTAAAATACTGAACACCTTGAGCTAGGCAATCGAGTCTATCGTCATGCTTAACTGCGAACTTCATGCGACACATCCTACTCATTTGGTAGAACAGCATGTATAGAAGCCTTTGTTCAGGTGCTGCGTCTGGGTTGGACTTATAATCCCACTCAATAACATCGCGATTAATAACAAGACGATGTTGATTAAGAACAGGTTCAAGAGAGTCAATGATTCGGTCTTCTTTCCTAACATTCGCTCTGACTTCATTAATAAATATTCTCTGTTTTGTTTGTTGAAGATGTTTTTTAAAAAGTTCACTTACTATTCCGTCTCCAAAGTTTGTTTCTATTACTAAGGTGGTTACACCGTATTTGGCACAACCCTTTAATATGTCAAGCAAGGTATTGTCTGAGTACCCATCTCTATAGGCTCGCACTTCATGAACATAGAGAAACCCGTTCTTCTGGGAGATATAACAGGCTGCTGTTTCATCTGATCCTCTTCCGGAGGGGTCAACTGAGCAGATGGTCTCTGTGTATTCGGTCCATTCACCTTGTACTTGCATAGGTGAGTAGAAGTAGTCTCCGGGCAGTCCAACTGTTGGGAGGTCTTTAAGGACATTCCTTGGATCTGAGCACCATATGATATTGTCGGGAGCTTTAGTAGGATTAACACTGGTAACAACCAAGTCAGCCATTTTAAGAGGGAATTTCTCAGCGTCACTAAGGGATGTGTCGAGCTGGAACTGGAGCATAAAGTTACTCCTTCCCATTGCTGACTCCCTTTGGAGTAAGTCTTCGTTATCAAATCTGTCTGGGTCTGTAGGTTGTCCTGCTTCTGCGCCTTCATCTATATCTTCTTGTAGTTGTGGTGCTATTAGTCCTTCATACTGGGTTGAATCCTTTGGATATCGGCTCGGCCAAACAAATGGTCGATAAGCCCGCTCTGCCAACTTACGATAAACAGTAAAAGTAGTCTGAGGAGTCCCGAGATACATAATACGGCTATCGTCTTTCGGCGTAAGGATTGACTCGGCTTCAGTGCAGAGTTGAAGTAGCTTTTCACGCATCAACTCCGTCATGCTGTTCCCGGGAACCTCGATGTCGTCCAGAATCATTAGATCCGCTCTGCTTCCCGTTAACTGACCAGTAATACCAACACTCTTGACGGATGGTGCCTGATGAGGTGAGCAATTTACATCGAAGGAAATTCTTGACCATCTCCCGTCTTCGCTCTTTGGTTGTAAATGTTTTAGCCATGGTGTTTCGATAATTAGTTTCTGTAAGAAGATACTCATGTTGTCTGCTCTTTCCTTAGATGCAGAAATTATCATTATTTTCTTTTCCGCGTTATTAAATAGAGTCCATAAAACAAAAGCACCAGTAATCCAGCTCTTGCCAACTCCCCTAAACGCCTGTATCTGTAGTCGCTTGGGACCACTCTGCAAATAATCTGCAATTGCATATTGTGCCCTCGTAGGAGAAGGGAGATCAAGCTGGTTCCATAAAGCTTGCAGAAACAGCTTGAAATCGCCCTGTAAGGCGGTTAATTGTTCATTCATATACGAATGTGTATAAATAGGTTAAACCCCAGCGAAAGGACCATCATGGAGCCCTCTGTGTATAGGTTGTTCAAATAGGTTTTCAAATGGGTCATCATAGTAAATATCTTCTGCGTTGTACATAGTGTCATCCATATTCACGAAGTTACTTACACCATGATAATTTTTAATATTATGGTTATTTCTTAATGCTTTAAATTTATTATTTACTTTAATTCTGTTCTCGACAACTTGATCAGGGTTCTTACCGTTAAAGCCTATGTTTTGTTTATCCACACGGGTTAGGTGGGTTCCTGTGCCTTGATCGTTGCTAAGTAAATATTGGTTAAATGCTGCACTGTTAGTCATAGGAATGCCAGCTCTTACTCCCCTTATTTTGGGTATGTCTGGACTACTTTTAGTTTCATTCTGTATTCTCATTTGTGGAACTCTAGATCTGAAACTATGACTACCTGTTTCACCTTTACTATTTAAAGGTGTTGCATTCTTGTTGCCTTTACCTCCAACTTCACGGATGTGACCGTCTTGAGTATCAAGCCCCAGTTTTTTTATTCCATCAAGACTATTTAGAAATTTAGTCTCACCAGCTTTCTCTGTAGCTAAAAATTGTTTAAGTGATTTCCCGGGCGGCCACTTATTATGTTTAGTAAGTGCATCAGCTTGTTTCTGTACTAATGGGTCTAAGACGTTTGTAACCTTTTTCCTATTGGCAGACTGTGTCTTACCATACTTTTGCATCTGCTCTTGACTGTATGGCTTGCTAACTATACCGTTGGAAGTTTTAAACTGATAAAACTGACCTTTGGTTATATCAGTTACAGGATTTCCTTTAGTATCCCAAAAGGGTTTACCAATAGCTTCATAAACCTGTCCTCTCCATTTTCCGCCTTTTCCGTTCTCTTTTATACCTATCTCGTATATTCTCTGAGCTATCTTTCGCCATTCAGTTGAATTTAATTTTGTATTTCCATTCTTCTGTATACGATTTGCTCTTATTCCGTCAGTAACGCCTAACGTTTTATCTAGCCAATTGCCAAGGTTTAATAAATAACTATCCATTAAAAAAGCCCCTTACGGGGCGGTAAATACTAAGGTGTATTGTTTATGCAGCGATATGATCGCTAATCGTTTGTTCTCTAATTGGTCGATGTCCAAATTTGTCTCTCATCCAAGAGAGCCAGTTTCTACTACCTTTATCCTGATTGCACTTTCTACAGGCACATACGACATTGGTCGTAAGATTTTGCCCACCTCTGCTACGAGGTTTAACGTGATCAAGTGTAAGTTCTTTAAATTCATAAGTTTCTCCGCAATAAACACATGTACATTTGAAGTGCTCTTTAATGGCTCTTCTCCAGAGCCTTTTAGAATCTGAACTTGTCATGGTTATTAGGTTTTGTAAGTAATGTTTTGGACTAGGTAGTAATGGGGTCATGCTTTTCGAGCTTTGCGTCTTTCTGTACCGCGATTCTTAGACTGACTAAGGAGTCGTGTTTTATTAGTTCCGGGGTAATGTGCATTATCTTTGCCATCGCCTTTAGTTCCAGTTCCATTCGCTTTCGTACGTCTGTCTGCTTTATTTGCCGCGACCCGTATTTTGAGACCATGTTTAGTTTTGTTGTATGCTTTTTGTTGCGATTTATAGTTTCCGTTCGCGTATTTAGCTCCTTTGGAGTTTGCCATAAAGTTTCGCCTGTACTAAGTCTGGGTCTACTTCAGGAAGTAAATTTGCCAGTTTGGACAATGGGCTGCCATCATAGGCAACGCCTGATATATCGTTTGTCTTCAGCCAATCACAGGCTGCTTTTAAATCTTGAGTCGTAGCTTCACCGCTTTTAACTCTCGATAAAAATTCATTAGTGACCAACTGATGTAGTTCATTGAACTGTTCTTCAGTTGCTTTATTCAAAATTTCACGCCTCCTTCGGGCAATTCTTTTTTAAAAAAATTTAGGGTGATGTATTGATTTCTCGCTAGGTTAGTTGCCGGTATATATCTATGCCATAGATTTGATCTAAATATTACTAATCTGTTTTCTTTAGCTTTAACCGGACATCTATTGTCTAGAAATTCCACATAACCATTGCATTCGTTTAGCCATAAGACCGCAGTCCAGCATTCAGGATTATCACCGAGATCGTGATCTTTAAACCATTGAGCTAGAGGTTTGTCTTTAACCGCAGCGTCACAGTTAGCTTGTAAATGAAGTAGACACTCTGGTTTAACTGTCCCTAATAAAGTGTCATACATCATATCCCAATAGCCATCAACAGGAGTAGTAATCCCTTCATTGAAATGGTAGTAGGTATGAACCAGCATCCACTCAAATGGGTCGTGTCCGAAACCTTCATCTTTATAGACTCGCCAATCTTCGGCATTACTCCCGGGACTATATCTTCGCTTTAGGTCTACCTTCCTAGCTTCTACAATTCTCCAATAAAAAGAAGGACTTTGTAATTGCTTCTTTATTATGGAAAAATCATGTAAAGGTAAGAAATTCTCGTATATTAACCGGTTTGGTTGTTTTTCTGTCATTTAACTAAAAAATGCCCCTCCAGAATCGCCTGTAAGGGGCTTGTAATTTTGTCTAGGTATATCTGTAACCCTAGTTTTAGAGTCCTAAACCCTTTTTGACTATTGCTAATGCTTTGTCATCAAGGTCGTTATCACTCTGTGCTACTAATTTTTCAAGTAGTTCAATTACAAAAGTCTTAAATTTTGGTGACTTGAGGGCAGATAATACGAATGGTTTTGCTAGTGCTAACATTATTTTTGTTGTGTTAATTGGATAGGTACGACATCAGCGCATAATTTGGCTGAGTCTGTATTGGGTCGGAAGGTGAAACCTTTCCGTTGTAATTCGGCGCATTTTAACGCCCGCACCAAGGCTTGATCTAACTTCATTTTTCTTTCATGCAAAGCGGCTATACGCTGACATTGTTCAGTTAGATCTCTATTTAAAGGAACTGAAAAGTTTAATTGAAACCCCCAGTTCTCGGTTATTACATAGCCGTCTTCAGTTTCAGGTTGTACATCGTTGCCCATATAAAACGGACTAAACGTCATAGTTGTTCCATTACAGGAGTTTCCGGGAGCATATTGCTGCCTCGAGGGAGCACCATTGTTCTGGAATTGCACTGCGGAATTGGTAACATTTCCCGTTGCTGCGGCGACAGGGTTAGATGAATTATTTGTATCTCCTTCAGCAAACGCTGGACTGCCTATTGTGAGAAGACAGACAAGGAGTTTGTAGTGGAGTTTATTGTATAGTTTGTGGTTGTATCCCATTGTTCTACTAATCCAGCCGCTCTGGTTGTGGTTTCTAATGTCCAAGGATTAGCTGTGTCTGTCACAGTAAATGTTGTACCACTACCAGTTATATCGGCTGATGGAGTTATGTTAGTTCCTGACCAAGTATTCACCTCAGATCCGAACACCTGACGCTGCTCTACCTCAGTTATAGTTTGAGTTGTAGTAGTCGTTGAGTTCATCGAACCTGTAGTAAATTGAGGCGTAACTGTATTTGCTCTTGCAACTGCGGGTGACATCAGAGCTAAGAGTATGATTAATTTCTTCATACTTTTGGTTTGTCTTTTTTCATCATTGGGCAAGTAGGTGTTTTACCATTGCCATTTTTTCCAGTCGTCAAGCCGAATGTGGCTAGGGCTCCCGTAAATACGCTGGCGACAAAAGTGATATCTGAGTTACCAGATTTCTTCACCATTGGTATCTCAACGTAGTTAAGAGTGATAATAAAACCAGACCAGACAACAACGCCTAGTCTGACTACAGTTCCCAGAAATTCAATTTGATGTTCTTTATCTTCAGCTATATCTCTTACTTTGCCTAAGAAACTTTTTT